AGGTATAATTTACGATGTAAATGGCCAAATAGTCTTAGATAGCACAGATATGATGCTTGTTCCTAAAGGTACTACAGCAGATGCTACTACTAGTTATACAGAAGGTCACATAAGATATAACACTGACACAAATGAATTTGAATGTTATCAAAACGGATCTTTACGCAAGATGCGTTTTAAAGAACCTACTACAATTGTACAACAAAATTTTGGTAACGGAGATGCAGTAATAACATTGTTTGGACCTTTAGATAGTGGTGATACAGATTATCAAGCACCATTAGCAGCTCAAAATGTTCTAGTGTTTGCAGATAATGTAATACAGCTTACTCCTACAAATTATACTATGGTTCAAAACCCAACAAGTGTAGGCACTGGTCAGGAAGTAACTGCTGGTGCATTTGTAGTAAGTACTGAATATATAATAACTGCAACTGGTACAACAGATTTTACACTAATTGGCGCAGCTGATAGCAATCTCGGCACAGTTTTTACTGCCACCGGAGCAGGAACAGGCACCGGAACTGCTAGGCCTACGGGTTACTATTTACTTTTTAGTTCACCACCGCCGGCATTGCCAGTAGTAGCAATTCATAATTTTGACAAATAAGAGGTAATTATGTCGTTCGGTATGCAATCAACAGAAGGTAACGTATTTGTTTTGAACATATTGCATAATATAAAAGAAAGTGGACTAACAGACAGAGATGCTGTAAAACAACTGTTTGACCATTTAGATCATTTAAGTGATAGTAGTTTTTTTAGAGAATCTAACGATCAAAAAGTTAAAACATTAGCTGTACAATGGTTAGAAGAAAATAATATTGTAAAATCTAAAATTTTAGATTATATAGACGTTTAATGTAAAATTGTAAATATAGTTTCTATTTTATTTTTTATTATTTTACTACGCAGCGTCTTGATAACACCTTGGTGTAAAGGTTGCGGCCAATCATTGTAACTTGCCCAAGCATATCCAGAATGTTCATTATTTAATTTTGGTATAAATTCATTTTCAACTGTGCATAGGTAGGTGAAATAGTTAAATTTTTTATCTTTGCTTTTAAATGTTTCTAATGGAAATGTTTTTAATATTTCTATAGATCCTATTTCTTCTTGTATTTCACGATAAAGTGCCTTGCCAGGCGACTCTAGAAATTCATTTGTACCACCAACTAATCCCCATACATTAGAATTTTTACTTTGTTTTCTAAATAAAAATAAAAATCTTTGTGTAGCTATTGAATAGATGAGTGCACCACTGCATTTAATATTACTCATACACTATATATAATTAATTGTAGTCTAATCGCCATGTTCCTGGAGGATAAATACCGTCAAAAGATTTAAACCATTCACCGGAATCAGGATCAAATTTATACTGAATTTGTGTATTGAGATTTGTTGTATAAATCAATGTGCTGTCTAATGATGCAGTTGTAGAATCAAATACTACAACCCATTCAGTTCCTGACCACTCTATTATATCACCAGCGGCTGCATTAAGTGTATCATCTCCGCTACTGCTTTTCCACGCATCGGGTCCGTCTTCGCTAGCAGTTGCTTTAATGGGTTCAAGTATTAAAATTCGTGGATTTTCTGATAATTTAGGTAACGGATTAAATGTTAGCGGATTTACTACATAATCAACATTACCCCTAACACCATTAGGTCCTTCTAGTAAAGTATCACTAGGAGCGCTATCTGTATCAAAATTAACATCTAAGAATCTTGGATCTGTAGAACTTAAACTAACAGTACCTGAGATTTCATAGCCGGTGTCTGCCCTCCGTAATTTAATTGTAGTAACATAATCTTTAAATTGGAAAGGTAGTGCATTAATATAAGACTCCCATTCTGCGTCTTCTAATCCGTTACTTCTATATAACTGTGCTGTGTTATCAAAAATTATCACCGACGAGTCTTGATAATTTGTACCAAAAGATAAATCTGCATTTCCTACTTTACTTATTTCAGGATCTGTTTCTGTTATAATATTCCCATTGCCGTCTGATTTTAAAATTTCTCGGGATTCGTAAGACAAATTATCTATATCATTATACTGATTTATTTCGGGTCTAGTCATTCCTGCAGCTATAGTACCGGTATCATCTGCAAATATACTTGTAATAATATTTGTGATAACTCCTAAACGTTTTACTTTAGCCGGAGGATTTATGTAAATTGGAGCTTCTAAACTTAAGGTAGCTATGTCTATAGCATCATCTGTGCCTTGTGGTACACTTTTACTAGACCAATTTATATTTGTTAATGTAACAGTTGTTAAGCTAGTCCAATCTACATAATTATCAGTTGTTTGTATTTCTAAACTAGGATTAAAAAGTACTAAAAGTTGCTCTAATATTTGTAATTTTTGATCAGTATTGCTACTCCAAATGTCAACATTGAAACTTAAAGTGTAAGGTGTAGGCATTAATCTTTCAACTGTGTAATTTTTTCCTTCAGCTTCTAAGTATTCGTTGCCAGCACTGTCATATCTACGCTCTCTAATATGTAATTTGTTTATGTATGAACTATCGCTTCGTCTTGTATTATCTATAGCTAAACTTGTAATATAAACTGCCATTTGAGGTACAGTAGGAAGTGTTGCTTCGCTATTCCCTGCAATTAGATTTGCTACCTGACGAGATAAATTACCATATTTTACTGGTATTTGTTTTAGATCCCCGTCGCCGTTTTTCCAGTAAAAATTACTCATCATTCTAGTAATTTGTAAAACATATCGTCTTATTTGATTGTCATAAAAATGCTGCATAGTGTTTTACCTATTCATCTGCTTTAGGTCGTAATGCTTGACTTAAGCTTTGACGTTCTTCAACAACTTCGCCAGCGATAGTATCAGAGTTAGTATTGTTAATAAACGATGTTTTTTGTGTATCTCTAGTGTTTGTATTTGATAGTGTAAGTCGTACATTGTCTTCCATTACAGTCCACCGATCTGTTGTAAATCTAAAAAGTCTGTTAGGGTAGTAATCAGATCTCAAAAAATAGTCACCGTCTTCAGCATTTGTAGGAAAATATATGCCAATCCCAAACGGTGTTCCATTCGGCGGTAAACCGTCACCTAGTAAGTATCCTTTATATCCTGACTTCACGGGTTTGCGCATCTCGTCTAATATTCCGTCACTATCGGTATCAATTAACTCTACATTGCCCAACTCATCTGTTTGTATTGTAAAAAAATGTGCTGTATCATAGCCGCTTAACAAAGAATTTAACTCTGCTTCTGCAACTATAGCATTATTAATATGTACTTCAGTATCATATGTAGTAGAAGTATCACCTACCGTTGTGCCATCTTCATTTTCTAAATCTAATATGTCTTTATATTCTTGACTATCGGATATTTTTTTCAATTTTAATCTATACAAATGTGGATACCAAGTTTGTGTATATCCTTGTGATGGCCTGCTTACATCTTCGACAACATAGTATCTTTTAAGAGCAAAATTTGAATCATTAAGAGCATATTCATCACGCATTGCAGGTAATTCTATTACATCTCCTGCAATAATTTTTCTATTAATAGTTTTTACTGTATTCCTAATGTGAACAGTTACAAACAGTGTATCATTTTGTAAAAATAATCCAAACTGTGTTAGATCAAAATCTAAATCTGCTGTGTTATATGCACATCTAATAGTATAAACATCTTTTTCGTATCGTCTGTCTCTATTTTCTAAAAACAGTAGATCTTGTATTGACGTAGAAGTTAAATTAGTTTCTCCGGCAGCAACTTGTTCGTCTGTTAGGTCTGTGCCTAACAGTTTGTGCAGGTGCATATCGGTTCCGCCTACGCTAAACATTTCATAGATTTGTTTATCTAAAAATTCGTAATCAGGACCTTTTTCAGGTTTATATAAACTAAGTCTCGGCATACTGTATTTAGTAACATAAATACAACGGAGAAACCACATGGCAACTACTACAAGACAAGAAATTTTTGATTATGTGCATACCTTCTTAGGCGGGGGTATGATTGATGTCGAACTAGATCCTATTCACTACGAAACTGCATTAGATAAAGCATTTAATAGATATAGACAAAGGTCAGACAATAGTGTAGAAGAAGCTTACTTCTTTATGCCCACAGTTGAAGATCAAAATGAGTATACCTTGCCAAAAGAAATTATAGAAGTACGCCAAATTTTTAGACGAAGCATAGGGTCGAGAACAGGTGGCGGCGATGGCGGCACTTTATTTGAACCGTTTAATTTAGCGTATACAAACACTTATCTAATGAGTGGCTCCAATTTAGGTGGTTTAGCAACATATAATTTTTTTACACAGTATCAAGAATTAGTCGGACGCATGTTTGGTAGTTTTATAGAATTTAAATGGAATTCAACTACGAAAAAAATAACACTTTTACAAAGGCCCCGCACGCAAGAAAATTTATTATTAATGTGTTATAATTACAGACCGGATGAAGAAATTTTAGCTGATTACTTAGCAAATCAATGGATAAAAGATTATACAGTTGCTAGTTGTAAATATATGCTAGGCGAAGCTAGAGAAAAATTTGCTACTATTGCTGGCCCGCAAGGCGGTACAAGTTTAAACGGTAGTCAGCTAAAGTCCGAAGCTACTGCTGAAATGGAAAAATTAGAGAAAGAAGTTTCTACTGCTGGTGCAGGCGGTGTAGGTTATACATTTACTATAGGTTAAATTAGTTGACTTTTTATATATTTTATATTATATTTAAAGAATGAAATTACTTGTAATCGGTCACGGTAGACACGGCAAAGATACAGTTTGTGACATTTTAAAAATAAATTACGGCTTTAATTTTATTAGTAGCAGTGAATTTTGTGCAAAACTTTTTATTTACGATAAGTTAAAAGAAAAATACAATTATAATAATTATGAACAGTGCTACATTGATAGGCATAACCATCGAGCAGAATGGTATGATTTAATCAGTAATTATAACGAAGATAATGCAGCAAAGTTAGGCACAGAAATTTTTAAAGAATACGATATCTACTGTGGTTTAAGAAATCATAAAGAATTTATAGCAATGAAAGATCAAAAAGTTTTTGATTATGCTCTATGGGTAGACAGATCTAAAATTTTGCCAAAGGAAGAAAACAATAGTATGACTTTAGATATATCCATGGCAGATTACGTCATAGATAATAATAAAGACATAATTTATCTTCGTGAGCAAATTAATGCAGTAATGAACTATATCCTATAAATGACCTTTAATAGCAGCATTTTTTTCTCTTAACTGATAAATATACTTATAACCCATTCAGGAGAGAAAAACATGGCAGGATTAGTATCACCCGGCGTTCAGGTCCAAGTAATAGACGAAAGTTTTTACACCCCAGCTGAACCTGGTACCATTCCAATGATATTTGTTGCTAGTCGCGAAAACAAAGCAAATGCGTCAGCGACTGGTATAGCACAGGGAACAATTTCAGCAAATGCAGGTAAACCTTATTTGATAAGTTCTCAAAGAGAATTAGCTGATTTTTTCGGAGATCCAATTTTCGAAAAAGATGAAAACAATAATATGCTTCACGGTAGTGAACTAAATGAGTACGGTTTGCAAGCTGCATATTCATACTTAGGTATAAGTAACAGAGCATATATTGTTAGAGCTGACATTGACCTAGATGAATTACAACCAACCGAAGAAGCACCTGATGCTTATCCACCAGCTGGCACTGGATGGTTAGATTTAGCAGATACAGAATGGGGTATTCAAGTATGGGATGGTAGTGATAAAAATGTTGAAGGCGGCCAAACTTTTTCTAACAAAATTCCTCTTACAATTTATAAAACCAAAGATGTAGCTGACTATGATGCTAGCGATTTTACTCCAAAAGGATCAGTAGGAGCTATCGGTTCTTATGCAGTTGTAACATTAACTGATATAGCACGTTATTGGTTTAAAAATACAAGCGGTACATGGGTAGAAATTGGTACTCCGGCTTGGACTGCTAGCTGGCCAACTATAAAGTCTACAATAGCAGCACCAACGCTTACTGGCAATGCAGGAACAATTATTATTAACGGTACTGCAATTGCAGTTCAAAATAGTGATTCTGTTACTACTATTGCTACAAATATAAATTTAGCTGCTATTACTGGACTTACTGCTTCAGCAGTAGACGGTTTTTTAGAAATTTATTCTGATGGTTCTAGCTCGGGTGCAGACGACAGCACTTTAGGTGGTCCTATTGTATTAGCAGGCGACGGTGCAGACGGTGTAACAAAACTTGGACAGCTTGGGTTAGAAGCAGGAACATATTATCCGCCGAGCGTGCAAGTATCAAGACATGTTACAGTTCCAGAATGGAAAACTACTGATACTTACTCACGCCCAACTGGAAGTGTGTGGCTTAAAACATCTAAGCCTAATAAAGGCATGAATGTTGCTTTAAAAACTTGGAATAGTAGCACTTTGCTATGGGACGAAAAAGATGCACTAGCATATCAAAATAACGCTGAAGCATTAAAGGCACTAGACCCAACAGGCGGCGGTATAAATATTACCGCTGGTGTAACATATACTAAGGTTAATGTTGATAACAATACTCCGCCGCTTGTTAACTTTAGAATTTATGAAAGAGTTGGCACTGGTGCAACTTCTATAACAACAGAAGCTATAACTGCTAGTAGCCCAGGAGCAGCAACTTGGTCATTTACTATGTCCGCAACTGAAGAAAATAAAGATGTATTTTCAACTCCGGTTACAGTAAGTGTTACAACAGTAGCAAGCCAAGTTGCAAGTGCTGATGCTATTGCAGAAGCAATAAACAGTGCTAATGTACCTAATGTAAGTGCTGAAGTTACTGATTTATACCAAATTAAAATTAGTCATGCCCTAGGCGGTGACATAAAGTTTGTTGACACCGACGGAGTGTTAACTACTATTGGATTCTTGCCATATAGTGCTACTAATAGTGTAAGTATGCC